AGGCGTCTTAATCTATTTTGAGCGGCTCCTGCTGTTTGGGCAGCCTGAACTGAATCTCTTCCGACTTTTAGAGCGAATACACCTGCGGCTGTCGCTGCACCTAAAAAAGCCAACTTCAGTTTAGTTGATAATATGCCTGAAGTTTTATCTGCGGCTTTATTAACGGCTTGAGTAGACTTTGCGGCTCTATCCATAGCCGTAGTAAATTGAGAGGTGTCGGCCTTTAGTCGAGCGAGTACATCAACGACTGACATCTACTTTCACCTTCTTCTTTTAGCCTCTTGTTCTTGCTCCCATATCCGCAACCGCTCAAGCGATTCCCACTCTGCCAGTTCTATAGCAGAGATAGGCTGAAAGTTTGGACTGCCGTATAAAAGTTCCTCGACAGTCCTACCTAAGCGTTCGGCTAGTTCGAAGACGAATCTTCTGTAGCCGTTGCGGAGGAATCTTTTCCCACTGCGTCAGCACTTTCTTGTGTGAATCCCGACAACCTCATGCCAACTGCGGCTAGGCGGTCTAATGCCGTAGCGGCTTTGGCTAACAAAGCGTCACGGTCTGCTGGCTTAAAAATTTGCTCGCCTTTTTCTATATCGAAAGATGTAGCGATAACAATTTCAGGGTAAACAAATTGCAGATTTACGCCGCCTTTATTATCAATGGCAAGGTCCATGATACGTGTGCGCTCTGCACCTGTCATACCACGAACTTCTACTTTTACAGCCCACTCTGGAACATCCACTATTTCAGATGGAATATCCTGAGCAGATAAGATTTGGTCTCTAATGGACACGTTTTCTCCTTTGGTCTCGTTGGACTCGGTTATCGGGATTCTACTGCTTTTTTAATTATTATGAGTAAGTACCGCGAGTTACGGCACCTGTAATTTGGAACTCCGCTGAATAAGAAACAACGTCGCCTACTCCTGCTGAGGTCTCATATGAAGTCATAAAACACTCACCTGTATATTTTGTGTAGGTTGCAGTTGAACCTTCAGGACCATACTCAAAAGAAACTGAGGCTTCTTGACCTAAGATTCCTGCTAAGTGAGCGTCTACAGTAGCGTCAAATGAACCTTCAACGCTGATAGTTTGATTCTTGAACCCGACTACATAAGAGCGGTCAGATGAACCAAATGAGGTTGTTTCTAAAGTTTCTGCTTCACGAGGAAATGAAACAGAGTTGAGGGTGTTGCTGATATCAGTAAGAGTTCCGCCTGAATTATCTACTTTGAATACGGCGGACTTACCATGTCTGAATGTTGGCATTATTTTATCTCCTTGAGAAAGCGATGCTGAATGTGATTGTTCCTGTACCTGAGGCAGGGGTAACAACGGCGCGTAAATAGCGATTTACAGTAGTGCCTGCGGCGACTACTTTTCGCTCTGAAGTTGCTGTTGCTATTGCCACAGTTGCGAAGGTGGTTAAGTCTGCCCAAGTTGAGTTATCAGCCGAGTGCTGAACTTTGGCCACCGATGTTGCTGAGCGGGTGTTTGCAGTTACATGAAGATGAGCCACTCCGCCATTTGCTGAGGAAGCACTATTATCTACACTTGTACCTGTTGATGTCGTTGTTGCTGCGACGTTACAGCCAAGCCATACGCCGTAGTCAAGTCCACCATTTGCCACCGCTTCACCCGAAACGGCAACAACATCTGTTAGCGGACTGCTGATTTCATACCCAGTAGAGGCGGAGTCCACAAGAATCGCCCTACCTCCTATACTTGAACTGTCTTGGCTAGTACTAATAACTTTGTTAGTCGTATTGCCCAAGGCACTTGCTAAAATTTCATCTACTGCGTCTGCGGTTCCATCGAATAATCCTTCAAATGAAATAGAGCCATCTGTATGGCCGACAATGTAAGAGCGGTCGCTAGAACCGAAAGTAGTAGTTTCAGGAGTTTCGATTCCATTACTTACCGAAATACTATTTAAGTAGGTAGTTAGATTGAACTCGTCTGCAAATAAAACGGCATTTTTACCGTGGCGAAACGTAGGCATTATTTCTCCTCAACTGGACGCTGGAATGGAGTGCCATCTTGTAAGAAGCCATCGCCATCAGTATCAACAGCGGCAGGGTCAAAAGTTTCTTCTACCACAGGAGTAATTGTTTTTTTCGACTTACCATCTGCAGGCTCGATTAGACCTTGGTCAATTAGCCATTTAGCAGATTTTTCAGGAATGTCAGAAACTAAAGTTCCTGCTTCTGCCCGCTTGTTTGGCGGGTAATCAATCCCCACCAATACTCGGTATTGGGTCATGTAACGCCTCCTTTAGGCAACACAGACCCAACTACCTTGGGCCTTAACGGCTCTATATGTAGCGGGGTCTCGATGGACTCGGTAAGCAAAGATTAGCACTCTTTTACTTAATTAAGTGGCTACGCCTTACTTTAGTATCGCTATATCTGTAACTCTTATTTGAGGATACATACAAAAAGTTAAAACTCCTGACTCTGATTTTTCACCAGTTATCTCTTGCCACCAACCGCTACCGCCATCCATAGCAGGGGCTTGCAACCAAACACAACCACCCCAGTCAGCAACTCTAAAATGATGATAGTGTCCTGAAACTAAGACATCAGCACCACCTACGTGTTGGCGACCTAAAGCCTGTCCTTCTAGCCACCTTCTTAATTTGCCTTCTACTCCAGTCCCGCCTCTTCTTGCGGCATGTCCGTGAGTTATACCTAAGACCCAACCCGCCACTTCGGCTGTAATGCTTAATCTGTCTTTAGGGATAGCGAACTGAATATGACCAAATGCCTCTTCATTGGCTTCTAGAATCTCGGCGACTTGTTCAACTATGGCTACGTCGTCGTTATCGTTTAAGGTTGTATAAGACTTACCTGAACTATTGCGATTTTCTCCATGGTTGCCTGCCACGGCTAATACTTGCACCTGAGGGAAGTATTTACTCCATCTCATTAAAGCATCACGTAATAATCGCCTAGCGACTTTGACTTGGTCTCGCCTATCTAACTCTACTGAGAAAGTTTGTTGAGCGTAATGGCCTACGCAACCCTCAATAGAATCTCCTGTCCATAAAACTACTAACTTACCTATTGGGCGTTTAAGTTTTTCTAATTCTTTGATACGGATTTCTACTTTATCTATACCGTTAAGAATACGTTCAATTGTTCCTTTTAACCCATCACCATCTGCTTTACCAATTTGCCAATCAGATAGCACAACAACTAAAGCGCCTTCGCCAATGAAAGTAGTTTTTAATTTAGGCTTGTATTTTTTAATTTCATTTTCTAATTCAGCAACATCTTCTTTATCGTTGCCATCTTTAACTTGGACTACTTTGCCTTTCCATTGGCGATTTAATGCGCCTTCAGGATTTCCCCATACGTTGAATAAAACTGGTTCAACTACTCTAAACTTTTCAGGGTCTAATCCCCAAATTCTCAGTATCGCGTCCCAATTCGGGGCTTCTTCTAATGGCAACGCATTAGTAGTTATAGTTCCTTCATCGCCATTCCAAATAACACCAGCCTGCCATTCAGCACCGATTTTACTTACTTTTGGTTCTATTGTCGGATTTGTTGTTGTCTTTAATAATTTGTCCATCTCATCATCTAGGTTCATGGACAAGAACAACCACCGCCTTTAGCGCGTCTTCGATGTCTGCGCATAACTTCTGCACTGACTACATAATCGAATTCTTTTAGTAACGCTACTAGGTCTAAAGACAAAACAGAATCATTTGCCATCAACGCTGTTAATTTGCCTTTAGTAGGTTCGGCTAAACTATCTAAAACTTTTTTAACCGAACAGACCATTCCGTTAGATTTTTTAGCGGGGGTGAAATTATTTAATGCTTCGTCGAAACTAAGCGACTTGCTGGTTGATTGCTTTACATCTTCCGCAGTTAAGTTTCCATGGTCTAGAGAGGAACTCTGCAAGGATTCTGTTACAGCGCCAACATCTTGGATATTCGTCACGATTTTCTCCTCGGGCGTAAGGGTCTCGTTTACCCTCCTGCTCGCCCAAGTTTACACATCCACATGACAGTCTAGGTTAAAAACGACACGAGGCCTGTCCAATTGGTCGGCACCAAGAGGATACAAACCGCCAGATGAAGATACTCTCATAACAGTAACTCCTTCTACGCTTACATTTGTCATACCTGCGACTAAAGTCCTTAAAGTGTCTGCCAAGTCCCTAGCCGCAGGGTAATCATCTCTGCCTGCCCTAACAGCAATTTGTATGCTTGGGCGGTCTATTTCGATAGCCTTATTTCCAAAAGTTTCAATTGGGGCTATGCCTTGATATTCATAAACACACACGCACACATCAGGAGTATCGGGCATTTTGGCTAAAAACAGGTTAGTGCCTAAGGTTAAAGTAGCGTTGTTGTTATCTATGTAAGTTCCTACCGCCTCTAATATCGTTGCCATTAGTAGCCCAATACTCTAGCAACTGAGGCGCTTAAACGACTCGCCATGCCTTTTATTTGCCGCTTTACAGGATTCTCTAAGAATTTAGCATTAGTTCCAGGATTATGGCGAGCCTCTAAATCTTCATGAACATAAATTCCGTAATCAGCGGCTGCCCCACCATAACTAATTTCAACTACCATTTGACCATTTTCACTAAAAGGCAACCCTAATTGTCCTGAGTTGCGCAAATTGCCTGTATCTACTGGGACTTCCATTTGACTTTGAGCGAATACTGCTGCTGCCTCTCTATAAAGGCTTTGTTCTAAAGCCTTAGCCGCCTTAGGTCCGCCTTTAGTTAATAATTCAGTAAGTTTGCGGAAGTCAATCTCGACCTCCATAGTCCTTTTAGCACTAGCCATTTAACGCTCCAAAAGTAACAACTGTATGGTGAACAGTAGGGGTTCCATTAGCACTGTATTTGACTTTCTTTACACTTATTATTCGAGGGTCAATCCCAGTATCAGGCAAATCTAATCTATCACTTTCAGAGATATTAGCGTCCGACATTATGTAAAGTTTGCCGCCTTCTGCCACTTGATTACCTTGCTCATCTCTCGAGTTTGATTTTTCAACGATTAAATGACAATTGTAACTAGTTCCAGTAGTCGCAATAGTTTTTTTGCCATAATTATTTAGGGAAGAGGCGCTATAGACTGTGACTGTATGAGTCATATCGTCTAGCCAATGGTTGGGCTGTCCTGCAATGTAAGGCATAGTCCCTCCAGTTTATACTGTGTAGTCGTGAAGTCCTGTACGGAAGTCTGTTGTGTAAGTAGATTGCGACTTGTCTGCCGTATTAACTATTGCTTGAGCGTTTATCTTTATACTAGGCGGATATAAGTCTGCCTTTTGCCCTCTTAAACTTTCTGCTAAAGCCCTAAATTCGCCAGCCGAGGTAGCGTAACTTTCTGAAATAGATAAATCGCCTATGCTTCGACTGTAATTGGTTTTATGGGCATATGCACCTGCAATAATCTCTGCCCCTGCTATAGCAGCGTCATACACATTACCCCAAGTAGTTAATAGGTAAGTAATCTCTTCATCTTGTAAGTGAGCGTCGGTAGAGTCAGTATCTTGAAGTAAGAAACGGACTTTATCTCGGTCGCTTGTGGGTGCTACGTATGTAAATGCCATGAGTCAATCATACCGACTAAC